AAAATCAAAAGCTTCAAAAACCCAATAGATGCTTCCGCATTGATGTAATCCGGTTTTAGCATTATTAGGTGCATAAGATGAATCAGTAAACATGATACTAATACCTAAAAGTTTACCATAGTGTCTTTGTGTTACCTCACAAAAATGCAAATCTTTTATGAGAAAACGTTCGATAAATTTGAATAAATATTTTTTTATAGTTCTTTTCAAGATAAAACCTCTTTCCAAATTTTTCCAATTTCTTGATAAGAAAATTGATTTATATAATTACCGTTATTATAAACCTCTTTACTTAAATTAGATTTATAAGATAAAGGACTGTCTTTCCAAATGTTGTATTCTCTTCGCATCTTATCTCTTAAATCATCTTCACTAATACTAAACCAATCTTCATAGCAAGTATAGAGTTCTTGCTGTGGGCAAGTATCCATTCCAAAGACCATTTCCATTTTACCAGACAGTAGATTATTTGACGGAACAAAATCTGCCGTACCTCCCCAGTTAGGAGCTATAACTGAATTATTAAAACCAATAGCGTCTAATGCTGGCAGACAAGTCGCTGCTCCTTTTTCAACAGATACAAAACAGTGTGAATTAGCATGTAAATCTAGAATATCGTCATTACTTATAAATTCGGGAAGTAGAATTATTTCTGGATATGATGATGGATGCCCTTTTCGTAATTTGTTTTTTACCGTATTAATTACGTTTGTAATTTCTTGAAGAGAACCTTTAGGAGTTTGACCGGAAATAAAAGTTTTTAAAATCAATACAACTTTTTCGCTTCTGTCAAAATTAGCTAAGTACGTTTTAATCAAACTTATATAGTTTTTTCTAGATGAAAAGTCACCAATAGCATAAAAGACAAATTTATTTTTTAAATCTAATTCTTCTAAAGACTTTCTTGGTTTTTTAAATTTTTCAACATCTACAGCCTGCGGTACAACAAAAACTGGTTTAGTTACGCCGCTTTCTAAACACATTTTTTTATTTTGCTCGCAAAAAACGACAATCTTATCCATCAGATTGCAATAAAGATGCCAGTTAGAAGGTTGAATGTTATTTGTTTCATAGGCAAATACTCCTATATTTTGTACACCCTCTTTTCTAACAAACATATTTGGTAGATAGTGTTGGATAATATGAGTAATACCGTTTAATTTGTTTTTTTCTAATTCTTTTAATTTTTCGTTATATTCACCGTTCATATTATTTAATTTAACATGACGGGGAACTACTGGAAGATTTACGGAATCCATAGCTAAAATATGATCTTCAGCCGCTCGTCCATAACCGGTTCCATCTTTATAAACACCAATATATTCTATTCTCATAGTTTTACAAATCCTATTTGTTTCTTTTGATTATTTGGAACCAATGAATTGTACCGTATCTCTTCTTGTTGATTCAAAAATTCACAATATCTAAATAGTTTTTCAGCTAATTCTTTTCTTCCAAAAGGTGCGTTTTTATGTTGACCATTATCTATTATAGTTTCAAAACCGCTTTCTAGACAGTGTAGAATTTTGTTAGAAAGTTCTAGCGTATTAAACCAAGGACGACCAACAATATTCGTATAGCACCAGTCAATAAAAGATTTATTACTATCAACAAAAGGTACATTATTTTCTGGTTTATGAATAAAGGGTTTAGATAACCATTGAGAATCTTCGTTAATTGCGACTTGATCTAGTAGTTCTTCAAATTTTTTCGCAATAACGTCCCAATCATATTTTAATGAACATTCTCTAGCATCTTTTGATAATTGATCTCTATAAGATTGAGGGGAATTAAAAAATTCATAGAATTTCTTAGCGGCGTATTCATAATCCGGTCTTGCTCTTAATTGTCCCGTTTCTTGCAAGCTTGATTCTTGTACATAATATATTACCTTTAATGGTATACCTCCACCATTTATTGTCTGTTCGGCCATGCCAGCATAAGCTGTAGCCATAATTGGAACACCGCAAGCCTTAGCATCCATAATAGGCATCTCGGCAGCACCAGCTACGCTATACTGGACATATAAGTCCGCAATAGACATTATTTCCGCCATTTGTTCACGAGTTACACCAACAGAAGTATTAGTTGTTTGTGCTGTTTTTTCTCTCGTAAAATTAGTATAAGCGTTGATTCCTTTATAAAAAGAAAATTCGTATTGTTTTGTTTTATGATCGAGATATGTAATTAAAACTTTGTGGCCTAATCCGTATTTTTGTATTTCATGTTTTAAATCAAATCCTACATCAACAAAAGATGTATGAATATGAAGATAGGTTTTTTGTGCCAGTTGTTCATTATTCTGTTCTTTACAAATTTGTAGAAACTGAGCGAATGCTTTAAATAGATCAGGATATAGCTTACGCCCTTGATTTCTCATTACCGTTTGAATAATGAACCAATCCGGATTTAATCCTAATTTTTCTCTTAGCTCTTTTTTATTGGTTGCGGGCTTAAATACTTTTGTATCGGTGCCGGGAGGGGTGACGGAAAAAACATTAATATTATCATTTTCTAAAACAGATTTAGCCCACTCGGTATAAGTAGTAACATAATCGCATTTTTTATACCAGTCTATCCATATTTTTTGTTGCGGCTCGCTGTCGGCACACACCATCCACCAAAATTTATAGTACTGTCTGTAAGGATTACTAAAATGATAGCCGGTCATCCAAGGGTCGCGGCAACCCCAAACAATATCTGGTTTAAAATGAAGTAGAGTTTCTGTTAGTTTTAATGATCCAAACTGTGCTTCTCTTGTAGAGTTATAAGCATTTTGATATTCAATATCATTTGGATGCGGAACTACTGGATATACCATCCAATCAACATCATTAATCCTAGAATCGGTAGGTGATGCATAGCTAGCCAATTCAGCTATTTCGTATTTGCCGGTTTTATGTAGACGTTTTAATATTTCATTGGAAATATTGGAAAACCCGGTATTTAGTTGTGAAAATTCGCAATCAAATAAAACTCTTAATTTTCTCATAAAGTATTCTGTTTAATTCTGTCATTAATTACCAATAGTCGATCTCTTACTAAATATCTTTGCAGGCCGGTTTCTGAAACTATATCAGATATAGTTTTGTTTTCGCAAATTTTTGTAAAGATTTCTTTGTCTAAATCATTTAATCCGTCCAAGATTTCAAACATTCGATTGTTGTAATTAACCTTTTGATCTTGACAGATATTTACTGCTGATTTATCGGAAGGTCTATAAAAATTAAAATTATACTTAATAAGTCTATTTATTCTTTTTACGGAAATCTGAAGTTTCTTTGATATATCAGAAATTAAATATCCTTCTTTGATTAGTTTATTAATCCTGTTGACTTGTTCTCTAGTAGATACCGAAACTTTAAAATCAGAATTATACTTTAACGCAATTTTGCTCAACCCATTTTTAATAATTTTGGACAAATAGCTGTCCATAGTTTTGTCTTTGTCTTTTTTTTCTGACTTTATAAATTCTTTAATTCCGTGATATAAAAGAATCCTTGCTTCTTGTAAGAAATCTTTATAATGTCTTTTACCAAAAAGTCTTGCGTATTTTTTTGCTGAATTTTTAGCTAAGAATTCTTTTGTCCGTAATAGAGAGTCAATTTCTGTTTCTAACATATTTTTATTCCTAAGTAAGCATGAAGTATAAAAGAATAGCTTTTTAGTAAATCTTTTTCTTTTATTTTGTCTATTATTTCTGGTGTAACACCAAAAGCAAGCGTATTTAGATACGCCTCAAAAACATCTTTTTCTTTCTTTTTATTTTGTATTTTACCCGCATAAACCTCTTTGCATAGAACATCGTCATTTTTACAAGTCATAAATTCATAAGGAAAATTATGAAGAGTTAGTATGTTTCTTACTTGAAGATCAATTATTGATCGTTTACTGTTATTATCAGCTTCTATAAAGAATTTTTTATTTTCTTTATCTTTCATGTAAGAAAATAATACATTATTATCTTTAACAATAAACTGATAAAAATTATTAGGCAATTCTAATGTAATTTGATTATCATTTATATAAGTGTATTTAGGATAATAATCAAAATCATAAAGTATCTTTTTTTGTAGGTTCATACTAGACAAATTCCTCGTGTAATCCATCTACCGTTTTTATTGCTAATTGTCAATTGAACAATCGCATCTTCTCGTATTATATCGCCCGATCTTTCAAAAATTTCTGAAAATATACAAATATTTTCAAGTGTACCGCTTGAATCATGAACTGATAAAGTACACATCTTTTTCCCTTTATTTTTTCCAGATTTAATGAATTTTATTTCAACTTTATCAATAATACAGATTAAAAACTGATCATCTTCTTGATTGAAATCATTTAATTCAAGGCAGGATCGAGTAGAATATTTTGATTTATCTCCTAAAACATCCGCCGTTATAATTGTGCCGCAGTATTCTTTTTCTGCTTTTTCGATAGCGAATTCGGTGTCTTTTTTATGTAATGAATTAGCTAAAAATTTTGATTCGCTCTCAATAATTGGTCGGCGTTTTTTAACAGAAACTGTTTTAGCTACACGATCTACCATATTTGGGATATCGTCTATTGAGCGACATTCATCAATTATAGAGATAAATCCCTTTTGTTCTTTATCGGTAAGATTGTCTAGTAAAGTAATTATGTTTAAAAGATCATTCCTAGATATCGAAAGATCAGCAAAACATCCAGCTAAGACTAGTGACTCTAAACATCTTGAATTACATTTAATGTATTCGTTGTCTACTTTGAATCCGCGTAAAATAAAATAAAGAAAATCTTGGATAGATTTAATCGTGGGAATATTTCTTATGTTATTTTTTATTTTTCCGTCAATAAATTTAATATGAGATAATCCATAACGAATGGTGTCATTTTCTATTTTAAATTCTAGATTTTTAGAGTTAATATTTGGTGGGAGTATTTTTATACCAAATCTTTTTGCGTCCTGTGCCATTTTATTAAGTTCATAGAATGGCTTTATCTTTTCTTTACTGTAGGAAAGATAGGTGGCGAAAAAGTATTTTGGATAATGGGTTTTTAAATATGCTGTATGATAAGAAACAAATGCGTAACTAATTGAGTGTGAAAGATTAAAAGCGTAGCGACCGGCATTTTTAAGTACATCAAAAAGAGTTTTTGATAGTTCTTCGCTTACGCCGTTTTGAATACATCCATCGGTGAATTCTTTTCCTATAGAAAGAATTTTTGCACTATCTTTTTTACCTACCGCTTTTCTTAGATCATCTGATTTAGATAGTCTTTCAAGTTCTGGTAAATGTTGCCACGCTACTCTTTGAGCTAAAAGAATTAATTGTTCTTGGAAAAAGATATTAAAATTAGTACTCTTCAAAATAGAATCTACAATTGGATGATTTGTTTTTTCTATTTTTGATGGATCGTTTTTATATTTCAAATAGCGATCCATAGCACCAGATTGTAAACTGGCGGGTCGAACACCGGCAATAACTACCGATAATTCCCATATATTTCTAGGTTTAATCTTAGATAACCAATTTTGTACTAGTGGACTTTCGCATTGAAAAACTCCGTTCGTTTTTCCGCTAGCAATTAAATCCCAAGTTTTTTGGTCGTCTAAAGGAAGTTTATCTATTTCTATTAACATAGAACCAATTAAAATCTTTTATAGGTAGTCTTTTTTGTTTTTTGCCCCAAAAAAAGACATCTGGATATCCATCTAATACCGCCTGCATATCAAGGGGCGTTAATATTGTGTAACGGATATTTTCCGTATCAATTCCCATAAACATTACTACACAACAATCTTGTTTTATATAGCTTTTAAGCTGAGATGTTTTTAAGTGAAAGATTTTAAAGTCTTTTCGACAAAATTTGATTTCTATTGCTCTATCTTTTCCTTTAGCTTTTTTTAATAGAAAATCGGCCTTAGTTGTTACTTCTCTATCTTTTTCAATTAATTTACCACTATTATCAATACCGTTGTCTATAAATGTATAGACCAGTCCACCTTTTCTTTTATTAAGGTCGTCTACATACAAACACATCAATTCACGCTCTATCTTAGTACACTCTATTATATCGTTGGCGAATTGATTTTTAGTGCGATTGTCTTTTCTATAATTCAAAGCCCGAAATAAATCTTTCAATTAACTTCGAGTTATGCACGATTGATTAATTGTTTACTTTAATCTTTTTCTTAAATTGTCGATATAGTTTCATAAATCTGATAAATGCTTTAGCTCCGATCTTTACATCTTCTAGAGCATCGTGAGTCGCTGCCGTTCTTGACATACCTAATACGCTTGCCAAAGAATCTAGTGTATACTTTGAAACTTCCGGATCGGATTCGTAAAGACTAAAAAAGAAAGCCCAAGTATCTAAAGGTCTAGAACAAAAGGGTAAATCGTCTCTTTTTTTGTATAATTTATGTTTATCAAATAAGGCATCATGAATCATCATTAAATCGTATGTAATATTGTGACCAACAACAAATGGCTGTCCATAAAACTTTTTACCCGGAGTGGTGTTATAACTATTAATCCAATCCATGAATTTCTGAAGTCCCACTTTAGGTTCTATACCCTCTTTTTTACATTTTTCAAAAACGTCTTGTCCAATAACTTCTATGGCTTTAGGACTAGCTAATTCTGGAGTAAGAGGTTTCAGAAAAATTTGAAATTCGCCATCTTCATAAAATTCTAGGGTAGTAGGATTAATAGCTACCGCCGCAATTTGTATGATTTCTGCACCCTCTTTAGGATCAAGACCAGTTGTTTCGGTATCTAAAAAAATAAAAGGCTGTTTATTCAAAACAAAATCTCCTCATTTTCTTCGTTAGAGGCGGTATCTTTAGTTGCTGTATTTAGTTCAATTTTTATATATTTTTTATTATTGTCTTTTTTAAAGTATAACTTATCTAATAGATAATATACTATATCGCTTTGTTCTATAAGAATAGAATCTTTCTTTTTAAGTTTATCTAAAGACCATTCGCCGTTTTCTACTTGATTTACTGATTTGGCTGATAAAAGTAGGTTTTGATATTCTTCTTGCGATGATTTGGGCCAAATTTTTTCTTGATCATTAAACGTTAAAAACACATGATATGGTATATTGTGTCGATTACATAATTTACCAACAATGAATTCGATACCGTATGATAAAGATGTAAATACCTGTATATTCTTGTTTTCCAATAAGATTTTTTCAAGATGATGCTCCACTTTGGTTAAAGCGTCATCCCCATATTCTTGGATCAAATCTTTTGGTCGTTTTCCTAAAAACGTTATGCCTGTTAATTTTTTCATACTATTAATTTACCCGATCTGTTAGATAAGTCCGAAGGAACATTTTGAGCCACAACTAATTGATTTCTCATCTGTTCCGCTTTTTTCTCCATAATTTCCATATATTCCTGTCTTACTGAGTCTATTTTTTCAAATGCCTCTTTTAGAGAGGAAACCTTCATAACACAAGATGCTTCCATAATCCCCATTTCAGGGTGTAGTACTGGAACAGGTGTGGTATACTTGATAGTATTAGGATTATCAACATCAACTAATACTTTGACTTCTTTTCCATCATCCGATAAATATGATTCGCATTTATATATCATTTGATTCCTCTGTTTCGTATTCTATAATCTCAGGCTCACTTAAATTCATTTCCACCATTTTACAAATTTCATCTATTTTAGAATATGCTGCAACAGACAGCAAATCGTATTTTACGGCACCGCAGTATTCTACGTCCTGCATTTTTAGTGCAACTATCTCTGAATCTTTTTCGGGATCGTAGTAAATTGGCAAAAAATCTTTCAAAGGGATGTCGGCCAAGACCAATCCAGCCGCGTGTTGACTAAAATTTCTAATTGTATTATTAAGGCGGATTGCTTTATCGAATTCGTTTTTATTTTCTTGATAATATTTATTAATGTTTTCTATATAGTCAACATTGTAATTAATAATGTTATATTTTGGATCAACTTGTTTTAAATCTTCTAGTTCGTCTTGAACCTTTGCTTCGTCAATCATATTTTGAGTAATTTCGTTGGCTAGATCAAAAGATTTATCATAAATACGGAAAACCTCTTTGATAGCCATTTTTGCTTTAATTTTACCAAAGGCTGCAATATGGGCGGTATTTTCTTTCCCGTATTTTTTGTAAATATATTCTTTTAGTTTGTTTCTAAAAGCAATAGGAATATCTATATCTACGTCTGGTAAAGCGTTTTTACCTTCCGCCAAACGTCCTTTGTTAATAAAACGCGAAAAGAGTAAAGATTTGTCTGGATCGTATGGTATTGTAGGATCGGGCCATACTGGATCAATATTTGTAACGCCGATTAAATAGAATACCAAACTGCCAACCGCCGATCCTCTTAATCCAACTCTAGCATTATTTTCTTTGGCATAATTTGTAAAATCTCTTACTAGTAAAACATAGTTAGAAATATTGTATTTGTTTAAGGTTTCTAGTTCTTCTTTAATTCGTTCTACATAAACTGATTTTAGTTCTGGATTGTCTTTTAATCTTACATTTAGATTTCTTTCTGTCCACCCTTTTCTACAAAGAGATGTAAGATAGTCATTTGGATTTACGGCTTTATTTTGATCATCTTTAAATATAGGTAATCTCGAAGGCATAGCGATGTCATAGAATTCAAATTGTTCTATGAATTTAGTGTCGTTATTATTGATGGATTTTACGTTGTTTTCAAAATAATTGTTTGTACCGTCAAAAAATTTCTTGTATTCGGGGTAATTTTTGATGATTTCTTGTTGGTTATCTATATTCGTTTTTAATTTACTACAGATAATAATTTGCTGGAAAACTCGATCTTTTTCGTCAAGATAATAGATTTCTTTAAATTTATTATTATCCGACAATTCGACCAATAAATCTTTTTCTTGTTTAATTTTTTCTAAGTCCTCATCAAAGATATCAGAACTTTTATATTTTTCATAGTGTTCTTTAGAGTTTAATGATGAAATAGTTTGTACTAGCTTAAACCATCCATCTTTATTTTTAGCTAAAATATGTATCTTGTTTTTGTTGTAAAAAGACGTAAAACCTAAAATTGGTAGAACTTTATGTTCTGATTTTTTATTTCTTTTTAAAATCAACTGTATTATTTCAGGGCATCCAGATACAGAATTGATATCAGCAATGATAAAAGCTGGAATTTTATATTCATACAATTTGTCAATCATTTCATCAATATGACAAAATGCCTGTTGTATAGAATAATGAGTGTAAAAAAGATTAATCATGATTTTAAGTTTTCGTTATCGGCAGGCGACCAATCGACCTTAACTGTCTTTTGCTTCTTATCATCTTTCATGATACTATTCTTATAACTTGTTAGAGTGTCGCGTTTTTTATTTAATATCTCTATAGTTTTATCTAGTAATGATAGTTCAGAATCTAAATATTCTATTATACTCATTGAATTACTCCTTTAAACATTTTCTTAAAGGTTCTGTTGGTTTTTTTACCATTTACAGTAAGTTCTTGTATTTTTAAAGCCGCCCCATTAAGACCGTGTTCTTTGTACATTTTATAGTATTTATCGCATAAAGAAACACCATTTTCTTCTGTTCTTCCAAAATAACACACTTTTCTACATTTAAAATGTTGATGTTTTCTTTCATCATTATCTTTTAATCTTTTAGGATCATTATCTAAAACTATCGCTCTAAATATTTTTCTTATCTTATCTAAGATATCGGCCTCGCTAGTTTCATCTAGTGATACTGTAAATGGACCACCTTCTTTGAGATAGTAAAGAGTCAATAACCTTTTTTTGTTTGGAAAGGCATAATGAGCAGCTAGATTATATATTTGTATTTGTAAATCTTGATCAATATTTTCGTGAGTTTTATCTTTGCCTGTTATCCAGTCTTTTCGTTGGCCGGTCTTGTAATCAACGATTTCAATGATATTATCATTGACTTTTGTAATTAAGTCTATAAAACCATTGATAGTAAAAAACCCGGTCTTTTCTTCGTTGGTTTTAAAATCGGTATATTTATACGAAAATCCTTTTTTTTGTATTTGAATTTCAAAGCCCATTTCGACAGCAATTGTTTCCATTTTAAGCGGATTATACATTGTTTTCATTATACTCTCGCATAATTTTAGAATGGTTTTATAATCACCGTCAGTAAAATGAAGATGTGGATTTGTTCTACTTTCTCTTGCTAGACAAATTTTAGATAAATATATTATATCAACGTATTTATCATTTAATAAATGGTGTCCGGTTTTTTTTGCCTTAGAAAGAATTTCCATAACCTTGTGGACTACCGTACCTATTACCGCCGCTTTTCCGGACGGTTCACGAATTTTGCAATAATAATTTAGATAGTACTTCCAAGCACAATCTTGATAAGTTTCTAAAGCACTTTTAGACGCTCGTTCTATTTGCATAATTTATACAAAGTCCCTTTTATATCTTGTGTGATAATTTCTATCTTATATCCTTTTCTAGAAAGATATTTTATTTGATCTTCCGGAAGAAATCCCATAGGGGTTTTGACTTCAATAGGAAGTTCTTTGTTAATAATTTGATCTAAAACATAATTTGCCACAAATTCAATTGTTGGTTTTTCTTTTTTATTTTTTGCCATTTTATCTCATCAATCTATCGCAAGCGTTATTATTTTCTCTTGAAATCCAACTAAAAGAGATATCTTCAATATCTAGTTGATCTATTTTTTCTAGACATCTGATGTAAACCTCTTTTAAATGAGGAGGTTTTACCTTAGATTCTTTATTCATTTGATCTATCAAATTTTTGCAGTCACCGTATATTTCTATAGAAGATAGACCCTCAAATTCTAATAAATCTGTCAAAAGTTCTTCTAATGCTAAAAACTCTGCTAAATTAGAAGTGCATATATTTCCCTTTTTAATTCCTTGCTTTTGCTTTATAATCTCTTCTTTTTCATTTTTAATTATGAAAGCCCAAGACATTTCTTTTTTAGCACACTTAAATCCGCCGTCAAAATAACAAATTAATTTCATAAAGAGATGTAGTAAATTTTTTTATTGTTTTTCAAACTTTTAGTAAGTAAAGAACATTTGGTTTTGTATATGTTTTTAACATAGATAATTACATCAGAATTTTCTATAATAAAATTGTTTCTGTTGATATTTTTTTTAGGAGAATATTCGCCCTTATACAATAATTCAATATTATTAGCGTATTTAATTATATTGTTAAGTTTATCAAAATTAGAAATCCATAAATCTTCTTCGTACTCATTAGCTAAATATATATTGTATTTTATAGAATTTTTAAAACAAGAAACGGCAAATTCATAATCTATACCATTATTTAATCCGCAGTAACCGATTATTGAATTCTTTTTGTTTTTTTCTGATTTAAAAATATAAGAAATGTAATCTTGAAGAATTTTTCTTGACGGATAATCAAAATCATATCCGCCTAATTGATATCCTTTTGGACCTATAATTCCAACATTGATAATGTTATTAGTTTTTGCCATGAGGTTTCGATTCATTTAATCCAGCCTGACTAATTTTTACAAATTTAGATTGTTCATATAATTCTGTTATATTATTGACTCCGAGATAAGACATGCCCGACTTAATACCACCCACTAAAAGGTCTAGTGTAGATTTTACAGGACCGCTAGAATCTATTAAGAAACTTTCGCCTTCTGGCGTGATATCACATCTATAAATATTATTATCTTTTTGAAATTCGTAAGACGACTGGCCTCTGTATTCTTTATAGTTATGACCATTTGAATGAATAATCGAAGAAGGCGATTCATCACAGGATGCTAGTATTTTTCCTATCATAACACTATTTGCACCAACAGCTAAGGCTTTGACTATATCTCCTGAATTTTTAATACCACCATCGGCTATAATATGATATTTATTTTGATTGCATAAATCTCTAGTACATAGAGCCTTTTTAATATTTGCAATTGCCGATATTTGAGGTACTCCGCATCCGGTCATAATTCTTGTTGTACAAGCTGCACCCGGACCTATTCCACATTTAAAATTAATAACACCAAGATCAAATAATCTTAACGCGGCATCTCCGGTGCATATATTTCCAACAATTAAATTGATATTTTTATTATTCTTTAGTAATTCTTTAATGTATTCATGCACATGAAAATTGTCGGCATTAGCAATATCTAAACATAAATTTAATTTATCGGAATTTAGTAGATTTGATATTTCGTCTATTTCGGTTTGTTGGGTTTTTATACCAATACTTAAGAATGGTAATTCTTTAGTAATTATTTGGTATTCTTTTATTTGAGCTTGATATTTATCTTTACTTTTATAAAATCTATGAAATATTCCAAGACCCCTACATTCTCTCATAGATTTTGCCATATTAATTTCAGTAACAGAATCCATATTTGCTGATATAATAGGAATATCAAGTTTGATATTTCCAATATTAGTAGATAAATTTAATGACGAATCTCGTCTTGATTTTATATTAGAGAAATTAGGTACAAGTAAAACATCATCAAAAGAATAAGTTTCTTCAAGCCATGAAAGCATAAATATTGTTTTCCTTTATTTTTTGTAGTAAGATTTGATTTTTTTCGTCTATTGAAAGACTTTGATTGTCTATAATAATTGAGTTAATCGCGTTAAAATCAAAATTATCTAAAGCCGTTTCTGTAATATCAGAATCATGAAAAGTGTTTCTTTGTAATCTAATAACGATACAGTTTTCTTTAAATTCATTGTATAATAAACTGATTTCGTTTGGAAAACGAGCATCGTCTATTATGACGTAATCCTGCTTATTTTTTTTGATATTATTAATTGTGGACAAAACCCAACAATCAGGATATATTTTACGACAAATGTATGTTCCGAATATCTTTAGAAATTCTCGTCCAGTTAAATAAGATCGTTGATGGTTTTTATAAACACCATTTACGGTCCATAATTCCTGTTTTAAATCATGAAGGCTATAACCCACAAATGGAAGATCGCTCCATTTAATATGAGTTTCTTCTTCTTTCTCTTCGTTTGTTCCAAATACCCATTTTTCTTTTAGTCCAAATAAATTGACCGCGATTCTTTTTAATTCATCTGCAAAAGAATAATGTACGACTGTTGGATTATACCATTCCGTATAAGTCCCGTCTACTCCGTAACCTTTTGATAATTCAGATGTTAAAAATCCTCTAGCGGAACTTTTACCTGATTGTTTTTTACCACTAATAATTATTATTTTACTTGTCATAAATAATTTTTCTTAATTCGGGCTTAATCGTAGAATTGATATATTCTATATTTGTTTCACCAATATCATTTTCTAGTAAATGACGTAAACTATAAACTGAAAAATGACTTATTAATTTATCAAATAGTCCGTTTTTTTTAAGCATACTTTTTAATCCGGCACGATCTGGATCAACCATAAGTATAGTTTTTTTTGTAGAATACTTTTTAAGTAAATTAATTTGTTCATTACTAATAGTAGTTCCTAATAGAGCGACTGAATTATATATTCCTGCCTCATGTAATTTCCATACATCTAACGGTCCTTCTGTTAAAATAACCGTTCCTAATCTAGAAATATAGTATTTAGCATTATTAAGATTATAAAGAACACCGCTTTTATAAAATGATTTTGGTTGATGTAGCCATTTTATGTAACTATTTTCAATTGATCTTCCTGTAAAAGCAACCAGTCTACTCTCGTCGTCAAAAATAGGAACAACTGCTCTATTATAAAGATTTTTCTTTTGATTAAGACAATCAAAACATTGAAAATGTTCTATTGTTTCTTTTTTAAATCCTCTATTTTGGAAATAGGAAGAATTACCTTTTGTTGGGATTAATGATTGGTCAAATACTTTATTTTCTTTTCTTTCGTAAGATTTAAAAGTACCCTTACTTAATTCTAAGTTAGCATTGTCTATGTATTTTTGAAGAATTTCCTTAGCTTCTTCGTGTTCGCACTTCTGCGTAGCCATTATTAGGCCGATTAAACCCTTTGGATAATCTTCGTGGCAGCGATTGGTCCAACACTGCCATCCGAATTCAAAATTAAAACTGAAGGCCGTAGAATTGTCGCCGCCGTGAATAGGACACTGGCATCTTAATTGATCCCGAAATTCGGGAAATCCTAAATCTTTGAATAAGCTATAAACAGATTGCTTATAATCCATAAGAATCGTCGTTATAATCGTTATCTTTTTTCTTCTTAGACGAACTTCCGTTATTGACCATATTTTCTAAATTCGATTTACCTTCTCTGACTATGCCCTTTTCTGGTTCCGCGAATAAATTAATATACTCTTTATCTCTTAATCCAGAACCATATCGAGCTGCAATTACAATTAATTTTCTATCGCCGTTGATATCCGGATCGTTTATTCTATCTTCATCTGTTTTCTTTTTTATGATAGATAGCGATGTACATAGCCATAAAATACGATCCGAACCAGATACAACGCCAGAATCTTCTCTATCTATACCATCTCTATTTAATTGAACAAATGTTAATACTGGAACATCGTATTGTGCAGCAAAATTATGTAGATCGGTAGCTATCTGACCTAAGTATTGATATTCTTGATCATTACCTTTTTCTTTTAGGTCCATAGTCTTTAGATAATCAAGAATGATTAAACAATCTTTGAATTTTCCGTTTTCATCTAATCCTACATCTTTAAGTAACCATTTTTTAGCCACAGAGATAATCTTATGATGACTAAATCCCGCCACTTGACAATAAGTAAAGTTTAAAGCATCTATCTTTCTTTCCGCCTCACTTATAGATTTCATACCCTGCTCTGTTTTAGCAAAATTACCACTTTCAATATCTTTTATTTGCATATTAGAATTGATGGCTAATAGCTTAGACATACAAGTTTCTTTATTCATTTCGGTATCAAGAAATAATACCGGAATTCCTAAAGACGCTGCGTTATTAGCCATGTTAAATCCGGTGGTTGATTTTAATGATTTAGCACGACCGCCAATAACATGAAATCCTCCGCGTCTTAAACCTCCACCAATAGCCTTATCAAATAATGGAAATCCGGTGGGGATTCCTCGGCTAGATTGAGGATTTGCAGCTAAGTACTCAATAAAATCATGAATATCTTTTTGTACTTTAATCGTAGAATTTTGTTGATTAATAATATTTGAAGTGAATTGAAATAATACTTTTTCTACAACAGACGTAATATCAAAGAGAGTACAATTTGGATCGACGTTTTTAAGATTCTCTCTTGCCGCCACAATCCCCTGATCAAGTCCTCTTAATAAAGCTATTCTTAGTAGACCCTTTGCTGTATTTGTTATATTCTCCGGCAATACGCTGTACTTTATAGAATCATTAAGAACCTCATTAATTTCGTATTTTTCAATAGCGTTTTTATCAACAGATTTAATTTCTTGAATTAAAGTGGTATTATCAAATTTATGTATACCTTTTTTGATTAAGGAATTCAAAGCATTAAATATAATCTGTGTTTCAGGATAATAAAAACAATTATTGTCAAGTAAATCAGCAACTTCATAAAAAGAATCGGAACCATTCTTTATTATGGTTCCAACCATTGATTTTTCTAAATCTAGACTAGCTATAGCGTTTTTCATAATTATCTATTTTTGATACATTTATTACAAATTTGTTGATAATTTTCTACTTTTTCACCAATAATAACCGAATTAGTTTCTTTATTTTTATCGTAAGACTTTCCACATTTAAAACAACTAACTAATTCTGGTTTATATTCTTCTCTATACGAGCGGTTTTTAGGTTTTTTATTTAAAGCTTTAGTGGCTTTTACTAGTATGCTATTATCTTCGCCCTCGTAATCTTCCCCTCCGTAAAACTTCATTTCATCGTCTGATGGTAAAATTAATTTACTTTTAGCTGGACGACCGGGTTTTTTATTAGGCTTGGTTTTTACAGGAGATTTCTTAGATTCTTTTTTTTGTAAGTCCTCGCCCGTCATATATTCATAAAAAGATATGACCAAATCCCAATCTTGCGTCTCAATAGCTTTTTTTAATTGTTTAATATTCATTGATGAGTTCTCTTATTGAAATTGTTTCTTTCTCTAATAATCATATTTAATTGATCGGCGAGTGCCTGAATCTTAAATGGTAGATTTTTCATTACTTCGTATTTAGCGGATTCCACAAGTTTTTGTTCTTCTAGTTTATCAGCTAATTCATGATTTGATCGTATATCTGTATTTTTTTCTTCAAAAGTGAAACCTCTTGAATTTGCTAGTTCTTTACCTACAATATGTTTTATATTTGATTCTAACCAATCTATCTTAGCTTTAATTCTATTTGTTTCATGTACTAGATATAGGCTATAAGATATTAATTTTGTAGAATAAACAAGCAAATCTTCTACTGATATATTTAGTAAATTGTCATTATTAATAGAATGAATAATATCGTTAATATCTTTTGGTGATGAAATATTGGGAAAATTAAATTCAGTTTTCATCAATTCTATTTCGCTTACTATTTCTTTTGAATCATATCTGTTCAAGAATTTTCTCCAACTCTTCTAAAGTGGAAACACAGTATAGAGTAATATCGTTTATACGACAAAACTCTTCTTTTTTTAAATCTCGCCCTATCGCTTTATGAAAATCTGTTTTTGATTTATGAAAGAATTTTACATATTCGTCATGCTGTCTACCTTGAATCTCAAATACTAATTTTCTTCTAGGAAGCCAGAAATCAAAGTAAAAAGATGCACCGTCTACCGGTACATCCTCTAGAATAGCATCGGATGGAAACTTATCTTTTATTTTTTGACCCGCCGCGTATTGTATTTTAGATTTACAAGAAGCCTCTGTTTTAATTGGAAAATCAGATTCTTTTGTAGAAATCTTTACAATTTTATTGTGTGAGTTTTTTAATTTCATCTTTTATACAATTAAGATCATTTTCCATATCTATTAAATTTTGCTTAGAAAAATCTCTTCTTTTAAATAAAACAATATCTTCAAGATATGCTTTATATTTTATAATTAATGATAGCATTAATTCATTATCTTCGGTAAGATCGTTAATTTCATCTTGAAGATCGTCTATTTCTTCTTCTTTTTGGCTATCAAATGAATCATTTTCGCATTCTACTTTTTCTATAATATCGGCGACACCATCTCTATGGTTATTAACCAGATTTAAAATTTTACTCTTTTCATTTGCTTCGATTTTTGTATAATCAGATAATAGGTCAATAGTGTGATCGTATAGATCATCGCACAATACATCTAAATCTTGTTTTGCTGACATTATTATTTTCCAAAAACCATAGAACGAATTTCTTGTTCTATTCTATCGCTTTTATCGGGATTTTTTACTAGAAATTCTTTTAAAGCGTCTTGTCCTTGGAATTTTAATTCTTCGAGTTCTTTGATATTGTTAAAGTTATACCATGCACCTTTTCTTTCTATAAAACCAAATTCGGTGCCAAGGGCAATAATATCTTCGTATTTATCTAAACCTTTTCCATATCGAACATAGATTGTAGGGGTTCCGTCCGGTGGACCAGACGCGGCCTTTTTAATTTGGAATGTTGTATTTTTACCATACGATTTTTTAGTTTTATCATCTACTAGGTTTTCGGTCTTATTAGCAATGAGCCAATTCGAGGCAAAGTAGGCATTAGCATTACCGCCTACTTCTACAGTAGCTGCACCATAACCGGAAGTATTAGCCTGTTGATGGGTAATAGCAATAAACGATGATCTGTTTGGACCTATAATCTGAGCTATCTTACGATAAAAAGAATACATTAATTTTGGAACGATTGATCTTGTATTTCCTTTAACTTCTTCGCCGTGTTCATTTTCAGAACAAAGTGCCGCAATAGAATCCAATATTACTAAACAGCCCGGATCATCCTTAAGAATTGTTTCAATAATATTCATATAGGATTCGGCAGTTAAAAATTTATCCGCCGTAGAACGGATAACAATTAATTTTTCTTTATCTAGTTCAGGAAAACATTCTAATAGTTCGTTTTGTAAACGCCCTTCTACATCTACAAAATAGACATTCTTATCCATTTTTTGAGCGTTTACAGCAACAGTCAAACAAAAAGAGGTTTTCCCTGCGGCAGGCTTGGCCGAAATAGTTGTAATAGTTCCTTCTCTAATTCCGCCATTTAGGGCAATATCCATACTTAAGGTAGTTGGAATATATTCACCAACATGATCTTTTAAATAGGTAGCGGAGACTGGACTACATTCATATTTTTTTTCTAGGTCTTTAAGTAAAGCGTCTAATTTTTTCATTATAATCCTTTAGCAAACAAGTTATCTGTCTTTTGAGTCTTTCTGGCTATATACTCTATCTTATCTTGCTCGTTTTCTATCTCGGTTTTTGAAATTTCCTCTAAAGTATTGAGAAAAGATAGTTGGTCTTTAAAAAGCCCAAAAAGCATGTCTTTAAAATCTTCTTTTTTAATATATCTTAATGAGGATATTTCATTATTTTTTAAATACGAGAGAACTACACCCGGACTAAATACTTTAAGTATTTTTTTTACTTGCGTAAGTTCATAAACATAATCAGTGACAAGTTCTTTGTAATTATCTTTATGTTCTTTTGTCCAAAACGCTAAAGGTGGAACTTTATTTCCTTTATATTTCCAGTTTCTAGAAATAAGTATTTCCGTTAGATAATTACTTATATCAACGTCTAGTTCTGGAACAAACTTTGATTTATATGTTTTTGTGTAAGAAAAATCCTGCGGAATCTTTTGTTCTGATTTCTTTTTCATAGAAAGAACCGTCTTTTACAAAGAACCAACAAACTTCCATGTTTCCGTCGTCCTTTTCGGCCCCAATACCTATTAGTTCATGGGGTTCCATAAAAGAAATAGAAATTTGTTTTAATCCTAGAAAAAAATATTGATAGTTATGAACGCCACATAATAAAGAGTCGTCCCATAATAATTCCATCTGCTCTATTTGAGCTAGATTTCTATTTTTTTGCCACCAACTATAATCTTTACTTAGATTTACGACTTCTTGATTTTTTAGTTTTATTCTCAGGTTTAACATCAGTAGATTCCTCTTCTATCTTATTATACATTTTGAATTGAGGAAAATTCTGATCATCTGGAGTATTTTGTATAAATTCTTTATTAATGAATCCTTGTTGGGAAAGTTCTCTTTGGGAATGTCTATAATGAGTTAAATCTTTTGTTTGTAGAAAAGCTACATAGTGTTCAAAACATTTCTGATTAACTTTCACCATTGATAATGGATTATCGTTTATTGATTTAGAAAAAACGTAGTTAACTTTATTGTCATCATGAGGATTTAGAATTTGTAAGTTTTTATCGGCCTTTAGATAATAAGTTATCTCGCCGCTTTTTACTATCAACTTTGCAAATATATCCCCTTCTTTTGACAACTTATTGTTTAAAGAACCAGATATGTCATATAGTTTTGTATTATCTTTCTCTTTTGTTAGAGTTGATGTTGCAGTTATTTCTTGTATACAGTTTTTATATTTTGTGTTGTGAACCATTATAACGCCTTTATCTTGAATAAGTAAATATTACCATCTAACGAAACATCTTCTATATTCGTTTGTCTTGAAGATTCGTCCTCGCCTATCGGTCCTGTGTAACAAATACCAGTAATAGTCTCTATTTGCGATAATCCTTGGCAAAAATAGCAAATTGCTTGGAATTTTTGTTCGGTCGGGCCGGATTTGACCGGTAAAAGATTCATTAGTTTTCTACCGCAGTCAGTACACTTTAATTTGATAACTTTTGATTCGTCAAAATCCTTACTCATATTTTCTTTTCCCCCGTCATGATATAGTTTTCCTTTTGTTTTGTAGACATTTTAGCCAAATCCATATCAACCTTTTTCTTACCTTTTCTCCACCAAGGAGTAGGAACTTCTTTTTCTTTATTAACTTTGCCCTTTTTCTCGTCACTTCTTTTTTGTTGATCTATCAATCCGCCAACAGTTTTTGGCTTATCAGGGTCCATTATTACATACGGAAGAGAAATAATCCTTTCGTATTTAACGCCGTTGACCTTAATTGACTTGGGGCATTTACCTACTCTATATTGTTTTTCAACAATATCCCCGTTTTTATTTTTAAATTCGTAGATCATCTTTTAGAGAATAGTTTATTTCTTGTATTCTTAACCAGATTTTTAGTCGATGAGCTTTGAATTAATGCTACATCGCCTGATTTTTCATTAAATAGTTGTTCTTTCTTATCGTCTGGTAATTCTTTCTTAATTCTTTCTATAACTTTAGTATTTTCAATAAATCCTTTTTTATTTACTTTATTATCCCATAAAACATATAGCAACCAAATTACTACTATAATTCCTATTATCCCAAAGTATACAGCATATTCTGCAATTATAGCAGCACCTAAAGCCATAGCTAAACCACCAATAAATAGACCAGCACCCCACTTATATTGTCCAGCTATTGCGGCAGCTAATACTCCTAAAACACATAAAGCCGCACCAGCCCATACTAATGGATGTAACATACCTATTTTAGCTACCGCCGCCTGAATATTACTAATATCTTGTGATTGCCCTGTCGAAGTTGAAACATCTACAGTTCCATCTGGTTTATCTTTAAATGAAATTACTGCACCATCTTTTGGTGCCTCTGGTTGCTGTACAGCCACACTAATTGATGTTTTCTTAGTTCCACCATCCGCTAAACTTTCTTCAGTTATTTTAGAAAAAACCGTATTTCCACCATCAGTGAAAGAAGAATTACAACCGATTAAAATTAAAGAACTTAAAAACAAAAGAATAAAAAATCTCATATAAAATTATACACTCTTTAAAAAGTCCCCAAGTGTATAGATTATTGTGAATCCTAAGTATCCTAATATATATCATTCTTTTGTTTTTGGTCTTAATAATGACGATCATTTACAATATTTGCATTTATCTAATCCAAGATTAATAACTGCAAACCATACTTTTTCTGGACTAATTCCTTTTTCTATCGCAGGTGATGGATACGGTATTTTAATTTCTGGATTAAATAGTAATTATTTAAATGGATTAACAAGTAATGATTTTGCTTTATTAAATCATACTCATACGACCGGTCAAATAGTTAATTTTACTACCGGAGTATACGATGCTGTAAATCCTTGGCTTACTGGTAAATTTATATCCGGAAATGGTATAAATTTTAATGTTTTAAATAATTCATTGCAATTTTCTATTTCTGGTCTTAACAACCTTTTGCCTACAGGGTATTCAGCATCTTTAATTGGAAACGGAACGGTCAATGATACTGAATTTAGCTATCTAGATGGTGTTACATCTTCTATACAAAATCAATTAAATAACAAATTATCTCAAAATCAATTAATAACTGTTACTGGTGACATAATAGGAACTGGTATAACAAATATTAATGTCTCTTTGATTAATACCGGAGTTTCTTCAGGTGTTTATTCTTATCCAACTCTATCTATAGATAATAAAGGAAGAATTTTATCAGCAACTAATAATATACCGACTACCGGCACCGTAACAAATATTAATTTTGTTAATACTAGCGGAATTGTTGTAAATGTGACAAATCCAACCTCGACTCCTGTAGTTGAAATTGGTTTACAACGAATAGTTCCTATTTCTATAGTTGCCAGTCAACATATTTCTGGAATAAATTTAACAGGAAATAATACAGGCGACCAACTAATAAATCTTTCTGGAGACATTTCAGGAACGGGTAATACTTCTATAACTACAACTTTAGCAAATGTAAACAGTAATATTGGCTCTTTTACAAACGCTAATATAACCGTTAACTCTAAAGGTTTAATTACCGCCGCATCTAATGGTGCATCATCAATAGTATATGCACCTACCGGAGCTTCATATATCACCATAGGAAACGATTCTTCTTTAGGTGCCGAAAGAGCTATTACTGGCGGATCAGGAATTAATTTTATTGACGGTGGAGCAAATAGTACATTTACTATTCAAGTTCAGCCTACAGGTATTAATCACAACTTATTGTTGAATTTAACCGCTGGTGATCCTCACACACAATACCATAATGATGCCAGAGGCTTAACATGGCTTGGGACAAGAAGTACTTCAGATTTACCTGAAGGTACAAATCTCTATTATCAAGCATCTAGAGTAAGAAACGAAATAACTGGTACTTTAAGAGCGGGCAACGGTATTCAGTTGTCTGGTGTTAATACAAATTGGTACATTAATATATCTGGACTTGCCGATTATTTAATTCCAACCGGTATTAATACTACAAAAATTGGATTAGGTACTGTAGATAATACTAAATTTGATTTCTTATCAACATTAACTTCTAATGTACAAACTCAATTAAATTCTAAGAGTAGCGGAACTTTAACTAATTTTGTATTTAATAATCAAAGCGGTATTTTTGGAGATGTTTTTAATTCATCAAGTATTCCTGTATTAAGACTTGGTTTAGGAAATATTACGCCTCAATCAATTAATTCTTTAGGTTTTATCTCTGGAATAAATCTTTCCGGTAATAATACCGGCGATCAATTAATCAATTTAACCGGCGATATTACAGGAACCGGTACTACTTCTATCGGTACTACGTTAGCTATAGTAAATTCTACAACAGGAGTATATTCTTATCCAACACTAACCGTAAATAATAAAGGATTAATCACTTCTATAACTTCTAATACATTACCCGCATACGCTCCAACTGGTGCTTCGTATGTACTTATAAGTAGCGATTCTAATTTAACTAATGAGCGTATTCTAACCGCTGGTTCTGGTATTAATTTTGTAGATAACGGTGCTAATAATAATTTTGTTATTCATGTTCAATCGACAGGAATAAATCACTCTTTACTTTTAAATTTAAGTAGCGATTCTCACACTCAATATCTTCATAAGACACCATCAACGACTGGTAGAAATTTTATAAAACCAGATTTTGATATTGAAACAGCTTTAATAATACAAGGATGTCATCAAGACAGTCCCGTATTTGGTTCGGGCACTTTTATTTCTTTTGATAAAGCTAATGGTGATCCTGTCTTTAGAATCACTACTTTAGATGAAACACCGGATAAGATTAGAATTTATTCACCTTTTGAAATATTTAGTAATAATGAAATAAGATTTTTTAATTCTGCAGGATCAAATTATGTTTCTTTATCGTCTCCAACAAGTATACCTCTAAGTTATAATCTCAAATTACCTACAACTACCGGACTAGTAGGACAAGTGCTTCAATTCGGTGCTGGTGGTCAATTAAGTTGGGTTTCTGTTGCTGCTGGTACATTTGCACCAACCGGATCAACTTACTTAACTTTATCAACCGATTCGTCTCTAGCTAATGAAAGAGTCCTAACTGCTGGTACAGGTATTAATTTTACAGATAGCGGTGCAAACGGTATATTAAGAATCAATGTTCAACCAACAGGCATAAACCATAATTCTTTGCAAAATTTAACTGTTGGCGACCCTCATACTCAATATATTTCAACATCACCGGGAAGCGATAGTAGAAATATAATAACTCCGGGTCTTTCGGTCCATGTTAACGGTTTAGTAGTTCAACAGTCGGACCCTAGTACTTTTCCCGGCTATGGAACCGATCAGCCTTACTTCGGTGTGTGGAAGCACGGCGGCACTAACCCCGCATGGATGCTTTTAAATAATGACGGTATTTTTCAACAAGTCCGACAAACAGTACCATTGCGGATGTATAATTCCGCATACACAAACTTTGTTTCTGTTCAAGTAGGATCATTATCATCTGATGTAACTTTCCAGCTTCCAACCAGCAATGGTTCTAATGGTCAAGTTCTTAGTACAGATGGCTTCGGTATTACTTCTTGGACTACCGTATCATCAAGTGGCGGCGGATCATATACAGATGAACAAGCACAAGATGCTATTGGTTCTATACTAAATAATAGTAACAATTTACAATTATATTATAATGATGCTTCAAATGCCATTTCTGGACTGGTAATTGAATCTAATTTAAACATCAACAATACTACCGGGATTTTATCAATATCTAGAGGCGGTACAAATGCTTCAACAGCCGGTCAAGCTTTAAATAATTTATTACCTACTCAAACATCTGGAAGATTCTTATTCACCGATGGTATTAATCCATATTTTAGAAAAAATGAATATAATTTTGGTATTAATATAGAGGGCTATCCAATAGCAACTGGATCAAAAGGTTTCTCCAGAATAGCCTCAGCATCTATTATAAATAAATGCGATATCTTTTCCTCTGCGACGGGCACTATCCAAGTTGATTTACAAAAATCTAATTCGGTTTCTTATCCTACTTTTAGTAGCATATTAAATAATTCTTTAATAACTTTGTCAAATCAAAACTATAATAATCAATCTATCTCTAACTGGACTACGGGATTGGCGGCTGGAGATTTATTAAGATTCAATGTGGTTAATGTGAGCGGTATTAATAATTTGAATATACATTTGACACTGGAAAATAATTAATGGGAACATATAATTTATTCAATATAGATTGGGAAAGTGCTGGTGCTTTATCAACTAACGCTGTTACTGGTGCAAATAACGTCGGTTTGATGTGGCGTGAACAAATAGGTAGAACCGTAACTCACGTTGGTTTAAACGTTTCGGCGGTTGTAGGTACACCATTTTTACGGGCTACTTTGTGTAATATAAATCCAACTAATTATACTCCTAATAGCGGTTCTATATTATCTACCGGTGCTATTACTAATACGTTTGCTGCTGTAACCGGTTGGCAATGGATACCTCTACAACAACCACAAACCTTGTTACCAAATAGCGGATGTTCCTTATATATTACAAGAGCAAGCGGCGGGGCACAGGCAACATTAAATACAATTATTGGCGTTTATAATTTAACTAGATTACCATATGCATTATCATCGGCAGGTTCTACATGGTCAAAACTAAACGGTGCCCCGGTAGTTTCAGTAAAATTTAATGACGGATCAATTTTAGAAAATACATTTGCTCTATCTCGTTCGACAACAGCAAATACAAGCTCTACATCAAATCCAAATGAATATGGAATGGAGTGGTTACAAGAATTTAATTGTTCGTGTATTGGACTTAAAGCGTCTTTACGTCTTCTTAATAACAACAGCGATGTTGGATTATGTTTATATGAAAAAATAAGTTCTACGGGTCAAAATTTGATTGCATCAGGATTAATTAATGGAGGCTTACAGAATTTAGCTAGTACACAAGGAATAACTATAATTGAATTTAATCCTGTTCAATTATCAGCGAATAAAAGATATATCGCAACTATTAGACCTTTAACTACCGGTAACTATACTAGAGTTGTCAGAGACTTTGTAGGATTAAATGAAAGAGAAAAAATCACGGGAACGTGTAGCGGTGTAAATAGAAATACGGCTGGATCACCTCCTACTTGGACTTATTCACAAAACGGCAAAGATTGTTTTGGAATAACCCCCATAATTTTAACCCCAACATTTGAAAGATATAACTATTTTGGTGGATAAACATATATGAGCAATTTACAATTTCAATTTGTTGGACCAACCGGAAACTACTATGTTAATTTATTAAATGCTTCTGGTGAAGTTTATGTTCCTGTATCAGGATTATTTAAAAATTATTTACTTAATGAACAATCTCAATATGCTATCTCTTTAACCGGTACACTTAGAAATGGTCATTATTACAATGTAATTGATTTTAGCGGAGCGAGCGGAACTTATGATGTCGATTATATAAGAAAGTTCTCATCTAATTATGATAGAGTAAATGACTACATTTTTATATGTGATACTTTTTATTGGGATGGATCAAAAGAAATTGATCTTGGACTATTAAATAGTCAAAATTCTAGATTTACTTTTGACGGTTCTAGAGTAAATGCTTCGACTACCGGATTTAATCCATCGGTCGATAAAGTTACCTTAGCTACAGGCCTACATCCAAACGTTACGATTCCATTCGTTAATACAGTTAATAATAATGTAAATATAAATTCTAATAGTGATATCCTATCAATCAAATCAACTACAGATCAATTTACATTTAATAATGGTAATCTTTATGTCCAAACAACCGGATTCACAAACGAGGCTATTAGCGGTCTTTTAAATTCGCCGGTTGAAGCGGGTTATACCGTTGCTCAGGTGTTCAAATTGATTGGGGCGGCTTTGGGTGGCTATAGAGCGGGTGGCGGCACATCGACCGTAACCTTCAAAGGATTAGATAATAGCACCACAAGAATAACAATGCAGGTTGACTCAAACGGTAATTCATCCAGCAACCCAACTCTAAATCTATAATGATTAGTTTTCCAAAAAACTACTTTCCTATAAATTATTGGCCTATAAGATATTGGCAGTTATTTTCTACAACCGTAATAGCTCCACCAATAATTAATATTATCAACCTAAATGGTGTTAACGCTGATAATACATTAAACGGTCAAATAGACGCAATTAACATAGATGGTGTTTTTGGAAATATTAATTTGTTGGGCACTTATGATAACGCAAGTTTAAGCGGTGTGTATAATACAACAGTGGAATTTATTTAATGTCTAGTAATAATCAAAATTTTAATTTATTTAAAGGTGAAGATAAAGGATTACTTTTTACTATCCGCGATAGTAATGGTGATTTATTTGATTTGACCGGTTCTACCGCAGAATGGATATTATCTAGAAATAATATAAGTAGTCCATCAATTAAAAAAACAACAACAGCAGGAATAACTTTCCCGTCTCCGGAAAGCGGATTAATGTTGGTTTCTTTATTAGCGACGGATACTCAAAATCTTTGGGGACAATATTACCATGAGGCCGCTATTACTGATACATCTGGAAATCGTAAAGTAGTTGCTTATGGTGATAATGTAAAAATAAATTACAGTCCAACTTTTACTTATTAATTATACCGGCCAAACATAATTAAGTTCTGGCTTTAAATCAGGCCACAAATTTCTATACCATACAGGTTCGTTACGATCTATCTCTTTATATAGTAGTGCTTTTTTATGAGACAGATGAAAATCTTCCCGACCTATCCATGATGGCAGTCCGGTATCTTGATAGTGAGATTGAATCTTTAAGATTTTATCTTTTGTATTAGAATTATAGCCGCGTTTTACCCATTCATCTCGGCAGGCTAGAGCATAATTACAAAGTTGATATTCATAACCAAACCACATACGCCTAGCGGGATGATTGGACCAACCGGTTTTTTCTTTTGATTGGAGTAAAATAGAAACATTGGCGATTTGCATCGCCTCTATAACTTGCTTATTTAGTCTACGCCAATCTAAACATTGTGCCGACTCGTTAAAATCGGCATATGGCAAAAAGGTTTGCATTATGTATTATATCTAAATTTTAGGAAAATTTAATTTGACGGAGTAAAAACAACGCAATCAATACATTCATCTTTTATTTCATCTGCGTATTCTAAATACTCTTTATCGTTTGAATTTAACTCGACATCTATAATTTCACCAGACCAATCGTTATTAGGATGATATTTAGCTTGATAAAAAGAATACATAGGACTATAACCGTTACCCTCCGCATCTCTTGAAACAATAATTTCTAGCTCTTGATTTAACTCCGACAATTCTTTAATTAAGTCTTTAATTTTCATAATAATATATTCTATATTAAGCACGTTCCGCAATTTTTACAAAATTTACAATTTGTTTTTGAATTGCGTCCGCAGGTAGGACAGGCAACTTTATCTTTTGTTGATACTACCGTTGATACATTTTGTTCTTTTTTTTACCCACCAATTTAAATGTAAATATAGTTTTTGCCGGAACTGTTTCAATTTTCATAAATTATAGTCCTATCTTTTTTCGTAGAGTACTCAGTAAAATCCAGTCAAAAGTGCAAAAATCTTTTTGATTCTCTGGAATTTTATCTAATAATGGTTCATAGTTATCTTTTTTTACCCGATTTTCATTTTCTAGCCACAGCATCTTTCCTTCTTCGCTATTTGGTAAATCATAATCATTACATCCAGCGTTAGACATATAATCAGATAATTGATCTAAAAAATCACTAAAAATTCTTTTTTCTGTTTCATTTAGTTTTAGCATACTTACGTTTCTATAATAGTCTTTCTTTCAATAATAACATATCCTTCTGTCGGATGGACAGAAGAAATTTCAAGATCAAAATAATCTTTTTTAGAAGAACCCAAAAGTTCTTGTAATTTTTCTATTGTTTCAAGTATCTTGTTTCTATTAATTTTTGAATAGGTATCCATATTATTACGACTCACAACTCTTACATTCTAAAATATTTGAAGCAAATTCTTGTGCCGCATTAACGCTGATTTGATAATACAATCCTTTTACACCCAATCTCCAAGCCTCTAAAATTAGAGTATTTAAATCTTTTGTTGGTGTAGATGGATGAATCATAAGATTTAAAGATTGCCCTTGATCTATAAATTTTTGACGCTGTGCAGCTTGGATTATAATTTCTTTGGGAGATATTTCTCTAAAAGTTTTGAATACGCTTTTTTCTTTTTCATCTAAGAATGTCAGATGTTGTACACCGCCTTTATTTTTTAAAATTGAATCCCAAACTTCGCTCGTATTATATCCACGATCTTCTAGAATTTTAGTTAAGTACGGATTTTTTACAGTAAATTTTCCCTTAGCTAAATCTTTAATATAGTAATTAGATTTATTAGGCTCTATACCCTCTGAGATTTGACCTAAAATAAAAGCCGAAGATTTGGTAGGTGCAATTGCCATAAGGGTAACGTTTCTCATTCCGTACCCCTTTAGCAGAGCCGGTTCTCCGTATTCTTTTGCTAGCTTTCTAGATGCTTCTTCAGCTTGTGTTTTGATAGTTTCTGCGATTTCTAAATTAGCAAACTTTGCCTCCATACTTTCAAATGGAATCATTTTACTTTGCAGATAAGAATGATAACCGATCCAACCTATTCCTAATGCTCTTTGATTTTCAGCAAAGTTGACTGCACGATTCATAAAAGGAATATCTCTTGCTTTTTCTATAAACTCTGTCATAACAGCGTCTAAGAAATAAGTAAGAAGTTCTACGGCATCAGTATTTTTCCATTCATCAAAATGGACAATATTCATAGAAGAAAGATCACAGACGAAAGACTCGTCTTTATTTGTATGGAGAAAAATTTCCGAACACAAATTACTGTGGGTAATCTTTAGATTTTTATCTTTATATACTTGCGGTTTATTTTTATTGGCGTTGCCAGTAAATATAATGTACGGATATCCTGTATTGATTCTACTCTGTAGAACCTTTGCCCATATCTTACGTTTTACAGCGTCTCCCGCTACCATTTCTTCTAGCCAATAATCGGGTACACAGACACCAAACGAAATATCCTGAATAGGATTTCCTTCCGCTCGTATATTAAGAAACTCTTCAATGTCGCCGTGGTCAATTGGTAAATATGCCGCAAAATTACCTCTGCGTGTACTGCCTTGATTTACCGTTGTCATAGTAGTATCGAACATTTGCATAAAATGCACCGCACCAGACGATTCGCCGTTATTTTTAATAAGACTGCCTCTAGGTCTTAGTTCGCCAAAATAAGCAGCAGTGCCGCCGCCGTATTTAGTCATCATTCCAACTTCTGCATTTGTAGATAAGATGGATTCCATAGTATCTTCAATATGAGAAGAAAAACAGGAAATCGGCAAACCTCTAGTATTTCCAAAATTTGTCCATATAGGAGTAGATAAAGAATACCAACCTTTTTTGAGATTGTTTTTAAATCTATTTGCAAAATCTTTAATACCTAATATTTTTTCGGCAGCATTACAAATAACATCAACTCTTTCTTCTAGAGTTTGACCGGGAAGTAAATAATCTTTTTCTAGAAACTGTTTGGACAGATCATTATACCATACAAATTCAGACATAGTATTCTCTTTCTTAAATTTAAAATAAATCGTTTTCAGTTACGGGTTTTGTTTTTTTGCTATAAGTAGTTGGTTTTTTATGGAAAAAGTCCGTACTGATTTCAGCGTATATTTCTTGATTAAACCAATCAAATTGTTTTATGAGTTCTTTATTAATCTCAAAAACTTCTTTTCCTCCGACTCCTACTACACTTTCATTAAATCTATTTTTAATGAATTCTTTTAGAGATTCTTTGGATATAAAATCTACATCACCTTTTTCAAAAATCCAATCTATAATCTTGGATTCAGCTTCATATGCTTTTTTAGAGGCACGGTAAATTTTCTCAAAAAATTCTTCATTAAACCATTCAGGAAATTCTTTATGAATTTGATTGATAACATAAGTACCAAACATAGCGTGAATTAACTCTTCTTTTTGGGTTGCCTGAATAACATTGTCGATATCTTTTAAAATATTCTTATGTTTATTGAATGATTTAATAATAGCAAATTGACTAAAAAGACTTATATTTTCTATAAATAGAGAAAATAAAGTTAAAGTTAACGTATAATTTTCATTACTGTTGTCTGATGCACCCTTTAGGTATTTTGTCAAATAATCTACTCTACCTTGAATAACAGGATTTTGCAGAAGCATCTCAAAATCGCCATTAAGATTTAAGATTTGAAGTAGATGAGAATAAGCGTCAGCATGTCTAACTTCCGATTCACCAAAGGTCACCCCAACCTGCTCAAATTCGGGCTTAGGAAATCTTTCACCTAATTTGGTCCAGAATTTTTTTACCGATACTTCAATTTGAGAAATGGCTAGTAGAGTGTTTTTTATTGCACTTTTTTCAACATCATTTAATTTTACATTAAAATCTTGAATATCACTTATAAAATTCCATTCGCTTACTAACCAATAGCTATGATTTATAGCGTCTTTAAATTTAGTTAATTCGGTATACTCAAAAGGTTTAAACGCAATTCTTTTGTCAAATATGCTCATAATTTTCTTCAATAGTAGTAAATATTATACTCTCGTATTACACAGAGAGTACCATCAATAGTTCATATTTCTAGTAAGAGTTCCAGTTTTCTTTTTTGCGGTTCATCTTTGGTTAATTTCATACTGATTGCACGATCTTTTTGATATATCACGTTGTAATTTCTAGGGTTAGAAAATTCAGACAATAATATATAATTATCTGCTTTATTTTTCTCTAAATCATTTAGAAATTTATTATTATCAAAAAGGCCCGTTTTATATTTTAAAGTGCCTTCATACGGTGGATCACAATATATCACGCTATAATTAGCCGATTCTAATACTGATAAATAATTTTCGCAAATAAATTCCACTCGTTTATTTTGAAGTACATTTTTTAATCTCATAAGTTTTTTATGAGCGTGTAAAGCATAATTGCGGGGTTTACCTTTATTGTCTACACCGCGAGCATATCCGCCCCATTCTTTGCCGCCAAAAGAACATCCAAAAGAGGCGAACGCTGTTTCGGGTCTTTCCGGGTCTTTTTGATCGCGTAAAAAATAATATTGATCTTCCGATAGGTCGGTCGGAGGAATCCAATCTTTTTGTAAAGCCTTATACATATTGATAAGGGATAAATTGATATCATTTAAAAGTGCCATATCACAATCTATTTTATCAATAAAATTACAACCACCAACAAACGGTTCTATATAACGTCTATAGCCCCATTGTAATCTATTTAGTCGATCATTAATAAACGGTGCTATATATTTTGATAGATTTGCTTTTCCGCCGTGATAATGCATTAATTGTCCTTTTTTATTTCCTTTTCTGCTACATCTTGATACCATTCCATAATAGCGTTATGATTTGGTTTTATCGGCAATGACGATAAATCCATTTTAGCTAGCTTGTTGTAATATTCATTAAACATATCGTTTACGCTAGCATAAGGAATTAATCCAGATCGGATATCTTTTAAAGTGGGTGATTCGGGGCGAGGATAAGTTATTTTGCCGGTTTGGACAAATTCTATAGCCTGACATATTAAACGAATAGTATTGCACGCCGGTTTTAATTGATATCCATAGCGTTCTATATCTAGTCTAGCTTTTTCACCAATTCTATCATTAGGTACATATCGACGAGGATCATCTTCGACTCTATCTCTAAAGATTATATCGTATATTTCTTTTATCTCGTCGCGTTTTAATTGAAATGTCCCGGCTAAATTAACAAGAATATCTTGTTGTTTTGAATCTCTATATTCAAATACAAGAGCTTGCGATAGGGTTTTTCGCCATTCGCTTAAAGCGAAACCAAGAGTAGAACGAATTATCTTTTGACTAAAGAAGTTTTCCTTTAGCTGAAGTAATTGATATCCTATTGGACTATAAGTTATATCATTAGAAAATAATATTTCAAATGTTTGAGTATTACCTTTTAAAGTAACATCAATAAAATGTTTTAGTGAAAAAACAATATTATCGGTATCTTTTTTCTGGTGAAAAAGAAAATTATCTATACCTAAAAGGTACTTAGATGGAGGCACCACAAATCCTCTATAATCATAATCCGATTTTTCGGTATGATAACCGTATAATCTTGACCCCGTTAATGCAGTAAAATCCGGGTAATCACAAAATTTTGGATATTCCATTGACTATTCTATCTTAGATTTTATCTTTTTTAACCTGAAAAACGGGTTTTAAAAGGAGTACCGCTTGTATAATGCATGGTTTGTACTTTTGGTGGCGTATTAAATGTTTTTTGAACATCTTTTACGGCCCTTAACCAATCGGCACCATCATCCCACACAGCTATATCTCCTGTCTGCGGGTCTATTTGACCATCCCAATCCCACAATACAATACCATCACAACGAGACATTAACCAATTTAATTGGAGTACCGTATCTTGATAAGTCATAAAAGGTCTAGAACCATCAGCCTTTTTTAATCTCGGTTGCCAAAAAACATAAACCGGATAATTTTTAACATTATGTTCTTTAGTTATATCAAGTTTTAATTGATTGTAAACTAACTGAAGATCGTTGGTCTTTTTTGAATCTCCGTTTCCGTAATCATACGGATAACAACACGGAAACATACAATTCATGGTATCGTAAATAATATCCCAAATTTCACCACTCATTAATTTACGATTTTTGTTTTTCCAAAATTCTATTGCAGCAGGAGGATTTTCGGGATGTATATTTCCATCCGGTAATCCAAAACAGCCAATTTTTTTATTAAAATTTGGATGAATTTGTCTGAATCTAGAAAGCAAATCTAGAGCATACATTTTCTTTTTTAATTGTTCAACTCTAGAAGCGGTGTCCGGTAAACAAAACCAAGGCTCTAAATCAAAATAAATATCTTGATCTTGTCTTAAAGTGCTTAACGTAGCATTAATATCATTAGGATTTGGCGGAAAATCATAAGATATATTACCATTAATTAGTCCATAAAAACCTCTATTACAAAAATTGAGAGGAATAAAGCCTAATTGTTCAGCCGATGGTTTGCCTTCACGGTAAGAAAGATTATCAAATATTATTTTGTTCATGCATAATTATACACTATGCAAATCTACCCATTCTTTTACGGCTTTATAAATACCTTCTAGCTTTTCTTCACTAAATAATAAACCCACACCCCCGGCCAAAATAAATTTATCTATTTTCTTAGGAGTGTCGTCAATAAGGACAGTTTTATCGTTTGCTACCGCCCATTTTGATCCAGAAAGAATATAGTCCTTTATTCCTTCTTTTTCTAGCCAGATTGTTTTACCTTTTGAGGCTTCTGGATGTCCACCCGCAGAAGTTAGAATGCATGTATAGCACAGACTATTGCAATAGTCATACAATTCTCTGCCCCATCGTGTCCAAGGCATAGACGACCACCAGTGATAATCCACTAGATTGATTTGATATGGAGTTATTTTTAATCCCAAAGACTTATTATAATTATTTAAGTGTCCTTGAAAATCGCTCAGAACACCGTCCATGTCCAGATAGATAGTTAGTTTATCTTTAACATATCCGCGTGGATCATATTGATTTGGTTTGTTTCTCATCGGCGTTTTTCAATCTCTTTCTTGTTATCTTACGAGTTTTCTTTTTATAGGATTTTTGTGTACCCGGCCCTTGACAACAGGGACATCCTGATCTTACAAATCTTTCAAAGAAATGTTTTTTAAATTCGTCCATTATCTAACATTTGTCAAAACTTCATCATACAAAGCACACCATAATAAATACCAATTTTTTTCGGAACAATTAGTAAGATTATCGCGTTTCTTTGCTATTTCTAGAATATCGCCCTTAGTATACGGGCCATACTGTTGGTCGTCACTAGCTTTGATACCAGATTTATAAAGATTATTTGTTTCGTATCCGTAATAATATTCTTTTTTCTCATTAATTCCCAAATATACTGTTTCGTTTATAGTTCTATTCTTATCTTGACTCCGGTTCTCCATGTAGTACAGTATTTCTAGACTCAACATATTTATCTCTCTCTTTTTCTAATTTTTCTAACAAACTTTCTTCTTCAATTAGATAATGACTCAAATCCATATTATTATTCACATAATCTAGCCATCGCTTGTATTGTTTAGATATAGTTTCTTTGGGGACTTTGTGTATTGAGGATTTACAAAAATCACTTATATCCATATTCCGAATGCGATTAGGAAAGGTATAATAAACTTGGTAATTTCTCAAATTTAAATATTTTTCCGTCTCTTTATGAGTCGTGAAAGTATTAGAAACAATTGTGTTGCACCCGGATTTTAAATTGTGTAAAACGTTGTTCCAGCATTCTTTATGAGCCTGTCCTAATCCCTTGGCATCAAAATTATACTTTCCGTTTTTGGAAAAATAATCATCTGCTTCAAACATATAAAATGGTAAAGGGTGATAACTGTTTATAATAGTTCTAGCCAAAGTGGACTTACCGCTTCCACTCGGCCCTCCTATTAAGATAAGATATGGTTTATCATTTAACATTGTAATCTTCGCTAAAAATTTCTGCCAATTCTTCTAAACTAATCGGACGATAATGTTTTGGATTATTCTTAATACTATTCCATGAACCATTATCTCGGTCTTTTTGAGTTAAATAAGAAGCTACGCTATCGACCCCGACATCAAATCTTCGTGAAATTTTATTAGATAAACCATGAGTATGACTGTGAACATGAATTGACCCGTGGTGTCTATCATCCCAAGATTCTATCGGGTAATGAAAAAAAATTACTTGTTGTTTTATTTGATTTATCAAAAAAAAGTCTTTATGATAATCTCTAATCCACTCAAAACGCTCGGGACATACTTTTTCTATTCCTTCATGATTCCCTCTTATCAAAAAAATTTTTCCATTTATTTTATCTAAATAATTTTTCATTTCTGATTTAGGACCAAGAAACATATCTCCTAAATGATATACTTCATCGTCTGATTGTATTATATTATTCCAGTTTTTAATAAGAAACTGATTCATTTCTTGCACCGAATCAAATGGTCTATTTGAATAATTGATTATATTTTTGTGATTTATATGACTGCATCCAGTAAAAAAAATATTCATAATAACGTCCTTATACATAATAGTGTATAATGTTGTATGAGGAAATACACTTATCAAGAAAATATAAATATAGACCTTACTCCAGAATTTGCCTATAGTTTAGGTTTTATTTGGGGCGACGGACATGTAGTTAAAAAATTAAATGAAATCAGAATAGAGATTGTTTCAAAAGATGCACATCAAATTATCAAAATATTAAAAAAAATAGGAAGATGGACGTTTTATGAAAGGACAAGAAAAAACCGTCAACCCCAAACAACAATAAGAACATCTGATATAAAATTTAAAAAATTTTTAGAAAAATATAATTATACTACTAAATCAAGCGATTGTACAATTTTTTATGAATTAAGCGATGATTTAAAAAAATATTTTTTATTAGGATTGCTTGATGCAGATGGTTGTATAGACAAAGATCGTAACCACGTTAGCTTTTCAGCACCTTACGAACAAGATTGGAAGTTTTTAGAAATTTATTTAAAAAATAATAATATTGAATATAAAATTACAAAACATGTCAGTAATACTAATAGTAAACATTCTTTTATTAGAATGATTGGATATAAAAATGTAATAAAATTTTTAGATTTATTATATCATAATAATCCAATTTTAAGCTTATCTAGAAAAAAGGAAAAATATTTGTTCATTAAAGAAAGATGGAAAAAATCAATAAACAATCCTAGCAATAATCCAAAAATTAAAAATTTAAAATACAAGTTTATTTCATTTTAATTATGATGCAACCTTGTGCCTTCATCTTCTTTAAGATTTTCTAGATAAGACATATTTATTTATTAGCCTTTCTAACTCAGCAAGTTCTGATTTTTCATCGCTTCCAACTATTCTTCCGGTTGGTCCAAATCTATTTTTAATTACTTTACTTCCATCAGCAGATAACACTAATTCAGAAATTGCTATATTATGATAATCAGATAAAGGATATGCTGTATTGGTAAAATAGCAAATGCAATTATTCATAATTTCTCCCTAATATTCTATCCCAATCGGGATGTAATTTTACATTATTTGGTACATTTTTAAATAGCGGTGCCATATCTTCATCTTTATAACCCGCTAATCCACATCCGACTTTAACTACATTAAAGATTAAATCGGGATTCGATATTGCGTAAGCAATAAACTCATCCACATATTTTCCAATTACATCTAAATCTAGGACCACTAGGTTTTTGTCTTTGGTGGGGATCGCGTAGGATTGACCTTGACGACCAACCCCGCATCCGTATTTGGCTCCGTGGTTCTGGCGGGCTTCTAGGGCCGATCCTAGGCCATGCCTGCCTGCTAAATTCGATCCAAATGTAAAGATTTCTTTACTCATACTCTTTCCCCTTCTAAAAAAGGACAATCCTTTTCTGTCTGAGTTACGACGGCATAATACACAAGATCAAAACTTTTTTTACTGTATTTATACTGACTAGTTAGACTAACTATTTCTATTTTCATTTTTCTTCCTAAAAATTTTATCAAATACCTTTTTAAATCTTGTTTCCTGTGGGTCGAATCATTTTCCAAATCATATCGTCTAATTCTTTATCATCATATATTTTAAATAATAAAGCAGTATTTAAAAGAGAATCTTTTTTAGCGGATTCTATAGCTTGTTTCGCAAATGTTTTTCGATCTAAATTATTCATTTTTTCTTCAGCTAAAACCCAAAGAATATTATGAGATTTTATATGTTGAAATTTAGACTTAAGTTTTTCGGCTATGCCGTCAAAATCAGTCCAGAATTCTTCTGGTAGTTGTTGTTTTACGGCGTCGATATTATCGTTATTAACTAATAGTTCCCAAATACCCAATGGAGTAACGTGACTAATTAATTTATGAACGCGAAGATACTCTGCACCTTTAAATTTTAGGCGAAAACCATTATTCCATCGAACAACAAAACCTTCTTCGTCTTTAGGAATTGTCTTGCATAGTTCTACTAAAGATTCAATATTGTCATATGAATAAATCAATGGATATCGAATAGTATCATCAGCAGTCTCATGATTAACAGAGTCAAATGCTTCACAAAGAAACTGCTTACTAACCTCAATGCCATTTTGGTAGGCGGTTAAAGCATATAGACCAGCATAGCCATCATAATTAACTACAATTTTATTGCCGGGATAAACCGCTTCAAATATATAAGTTGTGTCAGCATAAAGATTTAGCTGATGTAATATACTATCAATATATTTTTGTGCCCAAATAGCCTGATCGCTATTAAAAGAACCCCGCGTAGAACAAAACCATTCGCCTTGATACATCCATAAAAATATACAAGAACCATCTACTTTTTCTTGTACTTGAAAACCCTCGTTTGGAATAGTGTCGTTGGGATTTTCTAGATAGTTAAAAAACTTTGACATGGGCCAGCAAATGATTGTGTTAGTTTCACGATCAATAATAAGACCACGAGCTAATCGAGTGGCTGGATTCCATGTTTTTTCAAAGGTACATTTGTCAGAATAATTAAAGAGTGATAAAGTACCCTTTTTGGATTCATAAATGTAACCATCTTTGACAAGACGATCTAGTTCCGCTAGTAGATTTGCTATGGAACCAAAATTATTAACTATTGTTGCTGGATTCATATAAAAGCCGCTAACAGGACTCGAACCTGTAATGAATTTTTTCCCCGCTTTACAAAAACGGTTCCTTGCCAATTCGGAGCATAGCGGCAGATTTTTATAGTCCATTTCTAATTTTCGTCGATGAAAGATGATAGTATTTTCTGGTTTGTAAATTTATCATAAAATTAGAAGCATAGTAATTTCCGAAACATTCTTTATTATCACAAAGATATTTCATTTCCTGTAGTTTTTCTAGAGAACGCGGATAAACAACAAAACCACAATCTAGATTCTCTAATACTCTTGGAGCGTGATGCTGTGTTAATCTAACAAAAGTATCATCGCCAATATGGAATATAATTTGAACGCCCGGATTATGTCTTTTAATCAAAGATAATTTATCAATAAATAAAGACTTATCGGTTACTAAAAGTTTCGCGTAATAATCAAATTGTTTTGCTCTGTCTAAAATATCAAATTCAGACAAATTGTTTTTACCAAATCGCTTGGTAGAAATTTCATAGAATTTATATTCATGAGAGCCATCGGTTTTAATTGAATCAAATATTTCTTTATGTCCATCATGCAACGGATCAAATGATCCGGGATAGATATGAAGAATATATCCGGGTGCAAAATAGCCCGGCAATAATGACTCACTTCCATCTTCATGGATAATAAGTCCTTTAGAAATTCTGTCGTCAAAATCATTTAACATATTTTGTAACCGTACTAGTAAAGGAGTGATTCCAGTTCCATTTGTCTAAAAACAGCATTCTAAATTCGCCCTCGGTTAATTCTATCGTTTCATCGACAGAATTTGAGTACATTTCGATATATGTATTATAATCTTCTTCGTGAGAAATTGGTTTTTCTAAATCGGCCAACATTTCATTATGAGAAAATCCTTCATTTTCCATAACTTTATGATACATTTCTCGAATGATGCGATTGCGTTCTTCATAATAACCTCTAATCGCTTTTTTATAATTAGAAATATGAACTTCTCTATTTGCAATAAGTTTAGATACTAAATTTTTTCTATTAACATTAATCGGTTTCATTGTGTTTCCTTAATTGATCTATAATCCAACAACTTAATTCAAAATCTTCATCTGCTCTTTTTTCTAGATAATCGGTATAATCTTTTTCTTCTGTAAATTTGGAAAATCGGATATGCTCATAAAAGCAACTTTTACCCGGTATATCTATTGCTAGGTAGGCTTCGTTTTTGCCCTTTCTAATTCTATTTGTTGTTAGTGATGCATTAACCACCACCGTAATATAGAAATTATCTCTAAACTTCTCAACTATCTTTTCGTTGGTTTCTTGTGAAACAATTTTAGTGGTTACAATGTTATTAGCTTTTATAAAAGCGTCAGAATTATATGGAATACTTATATTATTGATAAGTGCGGATGAACCGGGATACTTAATAAGTTCCGCTAAAAATCCACCGCCGCCCAAAAGGATAAAATTAACCCTTTGTTTTTTATAGTGTCGAATTAGATGAATGAAGTGATTCATAGTGTCTTTTCGATATAATCGGCGATTTCTTCAAAAGAACTTCCATCGTCGTTCATATTGGCTAAATTTTCTTGCGTCGATTTCTTCATTCCAACTTCTTTTAAAAATTTATTTGATAACAGTTCAGCATCTTTAGATAATCTGTAATCTTTATTGTTCATACGTTTCAAAAAATTGAAAATATCGTCTTTTTTAGAACCTGAGATTTGTGCCAAAACACCAAGACAACAATATCCAGTACCATTACATAATTCTTCGGTACACTGTTTATATCTACCCGAACGCAAGGCTTTTACCCATTTTTGTTTAATATCTTTTTTCATATTTATCCTTTTTAAATAGGGTTTGAGAGAATCGAACTCTCTTCCTCTGGATCACAACCAGAAATTAAAATTGAAGTGTAACCTGTGCGTTTTCTAGTTTTTTAAATCTATAACTTTTATTATCAAAAATGCAATCATCTATAAAACCTGACATTTCTAATGATTCAACAGCATAAGGAAGTCCGTGTATAACTAATACATAACCTCTTTCTTGAAATGTTTCATCTTTCCA